CATATAATTCCAGAAAGAACCACCCGCTGTTGGCGAGTTCCCGTATATCGGATCTATTGTTCTGTTGCTTGGTGCAATCCAATTTCCTGTTCCCGGCGAAGAACTTAATGTCGGTGACTGCACTGGATTATTCTTGAGAAGTTTGTCTAACTGCTGACCCGCAGCGTTAAATGCACCGCCAGCCTCTTTTGCAAAAAGCTCTGTTGTGGCAGTAGCCGCTTTAGCTCCGGCCGGGGCACTTTGCATGGCTGCATTCGGTCCCGCCATACGATATGTATATGGTGCTGTTACCAAGTTTTGTATTTCACTTAGTAGATTTCCTCTTAGACCCTGTTCTGCCCCAACCAGGCTAAGTGCAGTCTGGTATGACTGGAGGTCTTTATTTTGGTTTAAGGCGTTCTGTGCGGTAAGCTGTGCTATGGCTTGCTGTACCTGATTGGCATCAAGTGTCTGTGCATTTGACCTGGCGGTCTGTCCAGCGGTTACGCTGTCAATTGCCTGTTTGAATTGCATATCAGCAATATTCATTGCCATCTTCTGAGCGTTGATGTTTCCAGCTTGCAGTCCAGTAGAGAGACCCTGCAAACCCGATGCTTGCCTCATTGCCATATCGATTGCCCGAAGCTGGTTCTCTGACTGTTGACGGCTTGCGCTTTCAGCAGCCGCTGTCGCAGCCGCGATTTCTGCACCGGATCTAGCTCCTCCCATTTTTCCCATTCTGCCAGCAACAATTCTTGAAAGTGCTGCATTGAGATTGTCTTTTGTTTGGGTGTCCAGCATACCAGCGTATGCCTTCGCGTTTTCAGCAACCGTTGCGTCATAGGCATTGGGATTAAGTTGAGATTGAGCCGCAGTCATTCCAGTGACTGTTGGTCGGAACATCCCCTGCGCTGTGGCTAGAGCGTTGATAAGCTGCTGATTGCTTCGACCGCCGCCCTGTAAGGCAGCCTGTTTTATTGCTAACGCTGTTTCCGCAGCTCCCTCTCTGTTTTCTTGCGCTAAAAGGTTGGCAAGGTCATCCATCCGCGCCGGATCGTAGGTTCCGCGAGAACCCAACTCCATAAGCACTTGACCAAGTGCTGTCTGAAGAGCGTCACCGCCAGCATCACTTATTTCATTCGCCCGGTTGATGGCGTCGATCTGTGCTTGTGTCAGAGCCTGTGACTGCTTTGCAGATTTATTCGCTTGCTTGTTTGCACTAAGGGCACCAAATGCACTTAGTCCAAGCTGACCAATTCCAAGTAGTGTTGAAAAGGCTACCACCGTTATACTCCTAGACTACAATTAGATTTCCGAAGCCCTGTCGCCTATTTGGTGCTACGGCTTGGCTAAAGGCTGAGGGTGTTATAGGGAGATATTCGAGCGCACCAGTAAATGGGTTTATTCTGGTTCTTCTAAACATGCCAGTGAACGGATCAAAAACTTCTCCGGCTTGCGGTCCTGTAAAGCTTACTCCAGCCGGAGTGACTGTTTCATCCACAAAATCTATCGGATCTATATCAACTACATCTGTTGTATTATCAGAAATAACCGGGGCAGGGTCTGCAACATCTCCACCGCCTGTTGTTATACCAGCGTTCTCTAATGCCGTTGCAACTGCTGCAGCTAAAGCTGCTTCATTGATTGCAGCTTGATCCGCAAATCGTTTTTCTGTGCTGATATTGCGGAGGTTGTCCGTTAAGTTTCCAGCATCATTTAACAGATACTGATTAAGCATATCAGTGACAAAAGCATCAGTGCCTCCGGCACCATATTCGCCTTCATACCCTAATTCTCTAAGCGCATCCCTGATAGGCGTAATGTCTAGACCAGCCGTACTGATGTTGCTGGTGTTTAAAGCTGTAAATGGTGTTTCGGAATCATCATCTCTATCGGTGAAGTCTCCTCGAAATGCATCGACTGTGCCAGGGGCAAAGTCGCCAGTGTATCCGGTGTCTACGGCTAGACCACGGTCATCCAGTGTTTCAAACAAAGCTGGGTTCAATGTTGTTGCAGTGTCTCCCAAAAGATCAAAGGCTCCCTCACCAGCCCCCATTATATCTGCGCGAAGATTTGTTCCACCTTGGTTGAGCAGATCTCTATCCCCAAACATCCCAGCTCGTTCTGTGGCGAATGCGCTGGAGCCGCCAAATCTGTTGCCTCCTAAAGTTCCAGCGAAGCCAGCATCCTGAAGCTGCTGTTGTGTTAAGTTACCAGCCCTTTTCTCCGCTTGACCAAAGGCATCGAAGTGACCTCTCGCTGTTGTGATGTCTCCAAGTGACCCAGCATCAAGTGCCCCTGCAACATCTGGGTTTTGCGCTAAATAGTAATCCGAATCAAATACTCCGGTGAATGCACCTAGATCTTTCTCTTGTTGTTCCGCAAAGTTTCCAGCACGGGTTTCATCACCTTCTAGGACATACTGGTTGTAATGTTCAAAGGGATCTATTTGATCTTCGCCAGTGCCATAGCCAGCCATAGCGACATCTGGGTTCTGTGCAAGATAAAAGTCAGCATCGAAGTCTTCTCTGGTTGCAAATTCCAATGCACCAGTTTGCGGGTTTATGGTGCCTCTGCCGCCAATTCTTTTGAGAAGTTTTGCTTCTTCGGGATTGATGTGTGCGAGAAGCGTATCACCAAAGCGGCCTCTCCTTGCCATGTCGGCGGCTGGCCCAAACATCTTATCCGAAAATCTACCTGGCATTTTTTTTCTCCTAAAAAACTTGTTATTCGCAGCCATTGACCTTATGTCCAGCCCGATGTATTTCCGCTTGTTCCTCCCGTATATCCAAAGTCACCAAACTCGTCATAAGATGTCGGGTCAGGGGGAGGTGCATCGCCAAAATGATCACTGGGGTCAATCTTGTTCATCCAAGGTTTTCCAGCGGGATTTGTGCTGGGGTTGTTGAAAAGGTTTTTCCATTCCTGCCGAATTCTTTTAAGGATTCCCCCACGCACCATCGCCGGGCCTTCAATAAGATTCATAAAACTCCCTTGATTATAAGAAGCAGGGGCAAAGGCGGCATCCATAAATTCTCCGAATGTGTCGAAAGAACCCGCGTTGATGCTAGTAGGGCCAGTTGTCGTCGTCCCATCGTCGTTTGCAGTCGTCGTCATGCTTGACTGCAAGCGGCCATAACTGTCCATAATGCCCGTAGCTCTCCAGTCAGCATAGGAAATTGGCCTGCCGTTTTGCATTTTATAGTAATGCCTTCCATCCATTGACCCGCTGCTTGTCTTGCCTGATTTATCGATCTGATCAACGCCTAGATTTGCTATTGCTTTAGCCAGCACCATTTGATCAACTTTTTCTGGGTCATAGACAAACTGTAAAAATTTACGCATGTCGCGGGCGACATGACCCTCATTATCGGGCCTGTGTTCTCCAGCCATACTTCTCCAAGTATTAGGAGCGGCAACCCTCATCAGATCGTAGATTTGTGTCGTCGCTCTGCCGGAGTAAGGACTGTAGTATCTAAGCGATGTTGTTCCGTCCTGGTTCTTAATTTCTTCCTGTGCAAAGAACTGAGGCATCTTCATATTTTCATGGTCATCGTGGGTTTCACGGGTTTGAGACAGGATTTGGGCCATAGCGTTATACTGTGCATTAGGCTCTGTTAAAGAGATATTTAGTGCTGGCTGGTTTTCGTTTTGCAGCTGCTCGATGTTTTTGTAAAAGCTATCGAGACCAGAATTGGGAACGGTTTCATTCTGTGTTTGATTTGCGCTGTCAGGGACGTTGCTTTCAGGTACAATACTTTTATAAAAAGAAGGGACAGGGCCATCTAAAGTGCCCTTGTAAAATTCGACAGCTCCGGTGAAGGGGTTTGTTGTGCCGCTGCCTCCCGCCTTACGAAGTATTCTAGCTTCTCCCTCAGACAGATGTGCTATCAGCGTGTCGCCAAAACGGCCCTTTTTTCTAAGTTTATCTGCAAATCCATACATCTAAATTACACCGACTGTTTTGCGACGGCTAAGACAACCTCAAGATCAACGGCTGCAACCGTGTTGGTTACATCAATGCCAATCATTTTTGAGTTTGTCGTTGCGTCAACTAAAATACTGTTTGCTAAATTCTGTTCTATAGCCGTGGATGAGACATTGTATGTGGTCCCAACGCTCGTTCCATCAACCTGTATCTGGACATCGCAGGTGCCGCTCACTGTTTTTAAGTATATTGAGTCAATCCTTGCGGCCTCTTTGAAAATTCGTTTAATGTTGAATGCTGTTGGACCGGCTATTGTTCCGACGTTTATAAAGTCAAAACTATCCAAGTTCATTACAGTTGGAAGCTGTGATGCTGGAAGCCTGCCATTGGCATCCAAGCTTGCCACCCCGGACGCGGCTCCGACAGTTGACAGCAAAACGAAAGCTGAGGTGTCTACATTCTTAAATTCCAGTGCCGTACCAGAAGAGTTAATATGCAGGACCTTGTTGGCGTCCGTTGAGACAAAGTCAGGTATTGTTGTTGTGGCAGCGAAGTTCAGCCATTGGATGCCGTCATAAAATTTAGGAGTGTTTGGATTTGTCGAGGTATCAATCCAGATATTGCCCGCAACCGCATTACCCGCTCCAGTTGGGGCCGTGGCAGAAACAAATACCTTGCCCCGATCTGATGTAAGCGTTGCAAGGCCGTTGACTCTGTCTTGTGGAATCTCGCCAGCCGTAACAGCGAGTTTTGCGTATGGAATAAAACCGTTAGCGTCTGTGTAGCCGTCGCGTGTCATAAGACCGCTGATGCTTTTGACTGCCGTGTTTTCAACAGTGATGACGGAGACTAAGTCTGTAGAGGCTAGGGCCGTATTGAATGTAACGGTGTTTTGCGCTGATGAGGAGGTATAGTCGTTTGCGCCTCCGGGGTTTTGAAATAAACCGTTTCGGAAGACTAGGATATTCTCATCCGCAGTATGGGTAAACGGGAACACTGCCTGATTGCTTGTGGCTTGCTGATCGGACCGACGATAGTTGGAAACTGATTGCGCTCTTATTTTTATTATATAAACAGTGTGACCAGTTGTGACACCGCTCGATAAAGTTATCGTGTTGTTGGCTGTCGAGATAGTTACGTTTGCCGCAGCTTGAAGTACACCGTTGATGAAAACCATGACATCATCACCAGTATCTATCTCGTAGTTAAATACGGTTTGGCCCGATGTTGCTGTGTAAGATGTGCCCTGCGAAAATAATGGTCCTTCGATTGTGCCAAGATCAGCCCCTGGCGCACCGGATATTGCTGATGCGGGCGCGATGGTAATCCATCCGCTAGTCGCATCTGTATAACTTCCCACTCTATACTGTAGATTTGTTGAGCCGTCTAACCTCATCTCAACTGGAGACTTGAGTGTTCCTGTGTCATCAAAGAGAACAGACATCAACTCGCCAAGCGTATAGTCGCCTTTCTCTCCGCTCACCAAGTACCGGATGACGCTGGAAAACTCGTCGTCAATATTACCGCTTGATCTGTAGTTGCCAGGATGGATCTGTTGGATACGTGCCATTGCTTATGCCTTTTTCAATTCGATTGCAAAGCCCAATAATTCTACATCCCCCATGTCAAGGCTTTCGAACCGAAGCTGTAAACCTCGATATCGAAGTTGAAAGGGAATTCTAAACTGTAAATCTAAGCTATCATTAGGGAATTTATCGGGGTTGTCGTCCCGTCTTTCTATGGCAATCTCTTCAACGAGAAGCTCATCTCCCTGTTCATCGAAAGCTGTGACCCTTATTAATCCACTGCCCGCAGCCTGTATTACTAAAGCTGTTGCTTCTTTCTGTTCATCTATAGAACCATGCCACAAAATTGGAGTGTCTATATTCATAGCTGGTCGGATGAAGTCGTCTGTTATGTCGTCCTTCGGCTGCAAGACAACCGTTTCATCCAGTCTGCTGTATATAGTTCCTCTTGTTCCGAAAGTCATGGACCCAGCGAGAAATGCTCCGCACCGGCTTGAACCAGCATCTGAGGTTGCCCAGCTTAAACTTTCGTATCCCCGCCTAAATTCCGCAACTAGCTGCTTGTGCATTCCTGTTGCCATTGGAAAAAATATATGAAGGCGTCCAAGGTCCTGATCATAGGTAGCTGTCACAAATCGAGGTCCAACGCACTCCTTCAGCAACTCTTTGTATATGGACTCGACATCATAGGAGAGGGTTCTGCTATCAATAGTTAGGCCATTTTCCGCAGATCGGATTAGCGAGTGTACGCCGTGTCGAGAGCAAAAGATGACATCACTTCCAACCTGTACAATGCCATTGTGCGAGATGGCCCCAAGCTGTACGTTGGCCCTGTTGTCAATTTCCTTTGCTGTATAATCGGGATCAACCTTGTAAACGATGGTTTGGTCGTTTGTAAAAATAGCTAGGCGATTTGATTCAAATCTAGCTAAACCAGTTATTTCATCAGCGGAGCCTAACACGTTTGCCAAATCAAGAAAGTCGGCCCTGGTCACCTCAGACTGGGCTTTTGTTTCTTCATTGATAAAAATCTCATCATCTGGGAAATCTTCAAATACACGGCTGATGCTGATTTCTTTAGGTCTGTCTGTGCGGCCAGCTGCATATATCCGGCCTTGGATACCAACTGCGAATCCCGGCCTGATGGATGCCGTGCTTTTTTGAAAGGTCAGGCCGTCCGTTTTGATCATGGGAAAGCCGGGAGACATAAAGTAAAGCTTGTTCGCAAAGCTCATCGATGTGACAGGAACATCTGTCTGGAAAGCGTCTGGAAAGTTTGCACCGCGCTCACTCTGTAGACTTATCGTTTTTCCATCCTGTATTGCAAACGCCAGACCGCTGCGATCAAAAAAATCCTGATGTACAACTTCGCCAACCGCCCACTTGTACCTAGCCAGTAAACCAACATCTCTTTTTAATGTTCCCGTCCAATGAGCATGAGCGTTGTTAAGGTTGAATAGAGGCTGTTTCTCTCCATCATCCATACCAATAAGCGGTCGTGATCTATCCAGTCCTTTAAAGGCATAATAAGCCGACAAGCGGCTTGGAATAAGGGCTGGACTTTTACTTTTCATTATAGAGCCAAGGCTGCATTATTGCCGTTCATGTCTCGCATGGGATCTGTGTTTTCGACGCTTGTCATCTCATGCCGTACACCGCCTTTATACTTTCTGCTGTATAGTATGCCGTTGAGGTGCCGTGCGAATTCCAGTCTGGCATTTGGATACTTCTCACTGGCTTGTTGTTCTGCATACAACGCGAGCAGGCCCCGCACCATAATTGCATCTTCGATTTCCCTGAAGTCAGTCTGTGAGTTGTAATACTGAATAGTGGTGCCAGAATAGTACGGATGCGAATTGATCATTTCTACAACCTCATTCGCAAGTTCGATGAACATTAGAACGACATCCCCGGTCACCCGGCGACTGCTGAAGTCTCCATATCGTCGGAGTGCGATAGCAACCAAGTTTTCAAGAGGGGCGTGTTTGCTCCCCCTAAAAACATGAGGGGCTAATCGCGTACTCTCTGGAGCTTCCCGCGTTCCAATTACTGGATGTTCTACCTTTTTCGCTGCAACCACCATTAGGCTTCAACCAGTTTACCAGTAGTAACATGAAAGTGTTTGCGTACTCTTTCTGCATCTTCTGCGGGCACGGCAAACAAAAGGTGCCCAGCATTGTTTCTCACACCTCTTATTCTGTAGTTTGCGTCGATTATTAGTTCAAATCGCGGAACATCAGGGTTTAGGCAAACGAAGACAACTTCTTTTTTTGCCATTGATACGTTTTCTGCTTTTGCTTTTTTAGCTACCGTTTTCTTTGCTTTGACGGGTATTTCTGCATCCATATTTTCCATGAAAGGCTCCTTTATTGTGAAGCTTATTCTTGGATCAAATTACCTGTTGCGTCGTCCCGTTAATGAATGTCGCTCCCTGGAGGCTCGATGACTTTTTCGATTTTCAAAAACTCAATTCGCTTGTTGGGAACATACCGCCAAGTAACGCCTCGACCATTTGTTATTTGGAAGGTTGTCTTGAATATACCAATCTTTATTATGGTTGCTTTGTCTCCGTCAATATAGACGGTGCATCCTTCCTCAATTGCTGTGTCTGCCCGAAAAGTGAGACCTTTTATAAGTGCATCCAAGGCATCTTTCGCCCAGAGGCCAATACCTATTGACAGGGTCAGGGCGATGAGGGGGGCGATAAGCTCCACCAAATCTATGCTAATTTGGTTTAAGTTTGCTATCTCTACCATGCTCGACTTCCGGCATTACTAATCCATCTGCACCAAATGCGACAACACAAAAGAACTGTTCTCCGTAACTATTAAGGGCTGTCCAGCTTTTTGTGAGAGGGTTGTGAGCGATCAGGACCATTTCCCCTCTATTGTTCGTGCCCTTAAATACAATTGTTTCTTTGAAACGATTTTTGACAATATCAATCATTGTTGGAATGGGAATGCATTGACCATTATTTATGCCAGGGGCTTTTCCTTGGCCCCGCACCTCAGTGCAAAAAGCAAAAAGGGCAATGAGTAAAATCAAAGCAATAATTGCAAACACTGCAAATGTTGCCTTGATCGGATCAAGTCTCATTTCCCGCGCAGTCTTATGTATAGAATACCCACCATTAATCTTCCTCCTGTTTGTGGCAGTCGCAGTTGCAGACACCGTTTTCGTGACACCCGCATTCTACGCAGCTGTCACAGGAGCAATCCTTTTCTTCAGTCATCGCCACTCCTAAAAAATACTTGCTGAGAATCTTTTTCTCTTCGGGACGCCAAGAATATCGGGGTACATCTGTTCGCGTTCCTTTTCGGCAACCCTATGGTCTGCATACCCCTCAATCTTTCCAGCCTTTATGTCATCCCTAAACTTTTCAAACATCGCTGGACCATCCATAATCTTTCCACTCTCGGGATCGTAGCTGGGAAGCAAATATTCTAACCTCCCCCTTCCATCGTTCATGTCTATGCCAATGCCCTTAATGTGCATCGTTACATATTTTCCATCCATAAGGCCGTGCCTTTTGGTTTTCACAACATCGTCGTGATAGTTTTGCAGATAGGCTTTGTTCTTGCGGTTGTATGGAGAAGCGACAACCTTGTCTGCAAAGTTACCCATTCACCGTTTCCTTGCTCCTGGCCCAAACTTCGCGGAACCTTCTCCCGCTGGGGTTCCTTGCAGAAAATCTAGAAGTGTAAAAAGAGCCGCTGCTGGTCCGGCTTTAGTAGCTACTTGTCCAACAACCTTTGATCCAAATGACCTAGGCGAACCAGTCTTAATAGTTCTTTCAGCATCTTTAATAACTTTATTTCTGTACTTCTTTTCCGCTTTAGTCATAACCTTTGGGTTCAAGTTACGCATACGGTAAAGATCATCCTGTGCCTGGACCAACCGCCGTTGCTTCATACGATCATTATATTCGGCCTCGCGCCGAGCCATTCTTCGATCACCGTAACTGGGTTTGTTATTTTTCCTCATTTCTGAAGCAGCTTCAAACAAGCCCATCAATGCAATCCCCATTGCCACGCCAAGTCCAGGTGCATAAGCTTTTGTGTATTGCCCAAGGGTTGGGGTGTATTCCTCTGCATTCTTTTGATATCGGGGGTTCGGAATAGGCAGTGGAGGTGTTTTCATTGCAAACTCTTTAGAAAAGTATGGGAGGGCAAAAGCCCTCCCAAGAAAGTTAAGCAGTTGTTGCCCAACCTTTAATAAACGCATGAACCTTGTCTTGCATAAGTTCGAGGCCGCAATCAGAAAGAAATTCCGATGTGGTGGCATCGACGCCAGGACCTTGACGGTCTCTGAGCAATTGCGTATCCCTGCCTTGGAGGTAGCGATACTTGACCTGGGACATGTCAATGATCACCATCGCTTCAGCCATCGAAGGGATCTGTCTGAATTGAGGATGAAGGTGGACTAAAAGCTGACCACTGGAGGTGTTATAGCTAGTGATATTCACTCCATACGCACCTTCAATCATTGTTGGCTGCCATCTGGCCTTACCAATTTTCTGCAAGTGCGCGGCAACTTTCGGTCCGACAAATGCAACCTTCTGGCTTGACCCGAATGCAAAGACAGTCTCGATGAGAAGATTGTCGAAGTAATCTTCGTTCATCTGCCCCGCAGTTGACCAAGTTGAGCCGTCAATAACATTGGTGATGTTGTTCAAAAGACCACCAGTATATCTGCGCTCATTTGATGCTCCAGAGTTTTCGCGGTGCTTATGCCCAAAAAACATTGCTCTCTCGATTTCCTGCATATGAAGTTTTAGAGCCTTCATAGAGAATTCGTCTTCAGCATCCCCAGTACGCCTGTAGGTTTGTTTAAGGGTATTAGTCACGCTAAAACTGGTTCTAAAGATCTGAGTATAATTCTGGATGGCAACCGGATCGAACGACACAGATGTAGCCACATCAGCACCGTCTTCAGCCGCAAAACCACAAACAAATAAATCTTGGTTGTCGTCAATTTGCAAGCCAGTCGTGCCAAGGTTTCTAGCGACCGCTATCGAAGTTCCGTTTGCAGCTGAGTCAGAAGTTACTCGCATAACCTCACCAGTTGCAGGGTTGCACAATAATGAACCAGCAATCAGGAATGCAGATTCTGTATCCTGATCTATTGTTAGAGTTGTTGCTGTTGCGTTGTATCCACCAGCATTATTGATTTTTACAACGCGATCTGGCAATTCATCTCTAAAGTTTGAATAGGCCGGGTCATCTGTGGCTTCGCCAGTTGTCATAGACAACAAGGCGTTAAATGGTGCAGAGCCGTTTGGCTCCAACAGGGCGAAAGTCTCCCTGTAGTTCGTTGGTCTGAAGTCAGGCGAAAATTCCCCTGGACCCCTTAGACCTGCTATTGCTGTAACCATAATTGGTTCTCCAAAAATAAAAAATACAAAACAGATGCTTTTGGAAAACACGGAAATGGCATCGTGTATTAAAAGCGGTATTCATGTCCCTCTATTTTAGCGGTGGAGAATGCACGGCCTGTGAAGAACAAATGCAGTATCTCACTTGGAAAGAGCTGCGTCGTCCCGCTTTTGCCATTAAAAAAACTAATTACGCCTTGACCGAAAAAGACTCTCCGCACCCGCACTGACTATCTGCCATTGGGTTTGATACTTTTAAGTATGTACCGCCTAATTCTTTAACGTAGTCTATTTTGCTTCCTAACGTATACATAACGCTCATACCGTCAACTATAAGGGATATGCCGTCGCCTATATCTATTATCTCATCTTCTTTAAGGGGGCCGTCAGAAAAATCCCATATGTATGAGAACCCAGAACACCCGCCGCCTTTTACCCCAAAAGCTATATACTCTTTATTATGTTCCTTTGTAATGCCACAAAGATAATTCTTAGCTTCCTGGGTGATGTTTAGCATCATTGCTTTCTTTTTTTGGCAGCCTTCGCGGAATGTTTAAAATGGGTATTATAGGATGCACTTTTCCCACTAACCCATTCCTTGTCTCTTATTAAGTGCGGCATTAATCATGTTGCTCATAATTGGATCACCCTCCTGCGGGACAGGACCGGCATCAGCAGCGGGCGTTCCGGGCATCGTGCCCTTGAAGGCTATTCGACGCTCATGGATCTTGCGGAGCTGTTCAAGCTCTGGACCATTCCGGTTCATCGAAAAATCTTTTGTGACCTTGTCGGCAAGTTCTGGATCAATGAAGTCTTCCAGCGTGAAACCGCGCTCTGCCATGTAAACCATAAAATCTTCGCTGTCAGTTTCAGAAAGGCCATGCCTGTTGGCTGCATTGTCGATGTTTACTCTGATGTTGTTCTTTATGGCTTCTTCTCTCATGGCTGAAGCATTGTTCTGCTGTTGTATTGCCTGTTCAGTTGTGCCCCTTGCGCTGTTGAGGACACCCATCAACATCTGCTTGATCTGACCAAGTTCTGTATTCATACTCGTGAACTGCTGTGCCTGTTCGCGGTAGCCTGGCGGAAGAGAAACATCATTCTCACTTTCCCAGTTAGCAAAAGGATCACCTTGTGCCTCCATGTTAGCTGGCGGGGTATCCTGTCCGGGTCGTGGGCTGGGGTTTCCATCACCTCCCATAGTTACGTTCTTCTTTCCAGCCTGTGCCAGAAGATCCACCATGTATTGTGCGGCCTGACCGGGTGTTGCACCTGACTGGGAAACTAGCTGATCGATGACTTTAATAACCGGAGACATCTCTGCATGACGATGATTAAGCTTGGAATAGCGGTCATATGTTGATGCAATCTGCTTGTCGGTTAACTTCCTTAGATCCCCGCCCATCTGAATCTCAATGAATGCCATTGGGTCTTCATCAGTCTTATCATCTTCGGTTTTTGGGGAGACATCTGTCTGTGCTTTTTCTATCTCTGTTTCCTGGGGTTGTTCCACTGGAGGAGTTAACTCTTCCTCTTGAGGTACACCAAGTTGTTGAGAGACTATTCGATTGATTTGTTCTTGATCTTCCATGCTCATAATTCATTCCTTTCTCAGCCGTAGCGGAGTCTAGTGGTGAAGCTGTTCGCCTAACGTAGGATGGTCAGCAAACGGGTCGTTGTTGTTTCTTTCTTCCCAATTCTCCAAAGTCGCCTGACCTTGAAGTTTCAGTTCTAGGTTGTTTACGATATTCAGAAGATTTTCAGCGGCCTGTAAACACCCAGCATAATAGGCGGCCTCTTCTGGTGTTTTCTTCGGGTTCTTTGCTGTCTGCAATGCGAGAGTAACTATTTCCTCTTTCATCACTTCCTCGACAACCTTCCAGCCCGGAGATCTGGATAGCGTCTGGATATGCTTTAAGCGTCGAGCAGCGGTACTCACTTTTTGCGCCTGCCTATCTTTTTTGTAGGAGGCTTCGTGCCAGCCTGCGATGCACCGCGTTTGATGTTGGCGTTTCGGGCCATGTTTGATTTCTTCAGCATGGCCTTGTACGAGGAAAATTGATCCATCATATTGTTCTCCATTCTTGTCGCATAATAGCTGCTGTTATAAACGTCGTCGTCCCGTTTATCCGAAACCAGCCCACATAACCAAAGATCGACGTTTGCCCCACCAAACGGTTTTCGCTTTGTGGCACATCATCGATGGGAAAAGCGTCATCATTCCTTTACGGCGAGGGGGATTGGGTTGCGTGTGGTCGAAGAATTTTAAACCGCCGCCACAGTAATCTTTGGGATCATCTAACTCCACAGAGGCAGATACGATGCGATGAGGACCAGCACACTCGCCGACATCGACATGCCATCCGTACCACTCACCTATGGCATAATGGGTGTACTGAACTGGTTCAATTACAGGAAGTTCGACTTTCCAGTGTCGTCGGGAGACATCGCGTAAAACTCCGCAAAGCTTTTCCATGACCTCATTTACATCAGCATGTTCTTCATCGTTTGCAATCCAGGCGACTCTGCTTCGCCGCTTCCATCTGTCTTTTGGATTACCGATTTTTCCTCTAGTTAATTTCGGAGACATTTTTTTGTGAATAGTTGCTATCTCCTCTTCGGTGATAACATCATCAACTGTCAGATAATTTGGTCGCATTTAAAAATCCATCTCCTAAGTAAGTTCTTCTGAAGACAAAATTGCCACTGTAAATTATGCGATCTTGGTCGCCTTTATGCTGGTCGGTGTAATGGGACATGAAGGAAGGGAACACAATGAAATGTCCGACCTTTGGGGGAAGCGCATACACCTCGCAAAACATCTCTGCCGCAAGTGTATGAGACATCCGAAATGATTGTGCGGCTGGGTTGCGAAAGCGGATATGGCCTGTCTCTTCATCAGACGCACCATAAAAGACAAATGATATGTGACTGTCAGTGTGAACATGTTCTGGCACGAAATGATCTTTGCCGTAGATCGAAACCCAGGCGTGAGTCAGTAAGCCTTCCGGCGGGTTACTGTCTTGGTTTTGCCAGGGGGTCTGCGCTACATAATTGAAGCAAGCTTCCAGAGCAGCTTCATGCAAAGGCATAAACTTTTCACGATACGGCTCTTTGAATAGATTTATGCCGCTTCGATAAGAGGTGTAGCCTCCCTCTTCATAATCTTCAACGGCATTAGCTGTTCCCCCTTTTTCCCATTGATGTGAGAGAACAGCCCCAAGCTTTGTTCCATCTTTTTTTAGCTCTTGCGCTAAATCGCACAAGCCGCCAGCTAAACCATCAGCATTTTCTGGACAAAATGTTACGATAGGAATGCTGAACGGGTGATACCCAGTTACAGAGATTTTATTCTGCCATTTCCTTTTTGACTTGATCTATTGTTTTTGTGCCGTCTTCACAGGCGGCGATGTCCTCCAAAGAGAAGTTTAAACCTATATATGCCTTTGGTATTTCTGGTGTTACAGCATCTGTCTCTTCAGGCGGCTCAATAAACTTGCCTCCGCTGTAATGCTGGCCTGTCTTGGCCGCCTTTGTCGCTGTAACCCACTCTTCGGAGCTGTCTACAGCTTTAAGCATATCTGCTATTGCATCATCTTGTAAATCGCTCACAACACCATTTATGATTTTTGCTTTCATGTCTCTACGCCCATTCTATTAAAACTAAACCAGTGCCGCCGTAGCCACCGTAGCCATGATGGCTGGGGCTATAATGACCGCCAGCACCGCCGCCGCCGCCGCCAAATCCAGCAGAGCCGCCATCACCGTAGTAGCCGCCGCCGCCGCCTCCTCCTCCAAGGATGCCAGCGTTACCGCCCCAGCTTCCATAAAAAAAGCCTGGGTCGGGGGTTATGTGGTGGACGAATTGACCTTTTTCAAAATCAAATCTGGTGTAGCCGCCGTCTGTTACACGGACAGGATATGCGTTCTGGTTATATGAGGCTGCGCCGCCACCCCCGCCACCTGGGCCAGCATGACCGCCTGGGTGCGAGTAAGGATATGAGCTGTAGCCATTGCCGCCGCCCCCGCCGGAGGAGTAAGCGGAAGCCAATGGTCCGTATGCAAAGTTTTTTTCATACGTTGTAAAACTTGTACCGCCTCCTTTTTTCGCGAAATAAGCATCTACCCCGGACGGACCACCACCGCCAGTCCCAGCAGAGTTATCCGCGACTGATTGAGCACCTGGAGAATTTTTACCAGACCTTACGCTATCAGCGTGAAAACTAGAGTATTTTCCTAAAGCTATACCGCCAGCGGTACCCTGTCTTCCCACACCACCAGCGGTGGATGCTGTAGTGTTACTTCCATTTGCGCCATTAGCAGCAGCACCGGCACCGGCTGGTGCCCAGTAATCCCAATTGCTCGTAGAAGCTTGACCAAAAGGCCATGAGCCTCCGTTGTAGCCGCCCACAGCTCCACCTCCACCGCCAAAGGATGAATAGCCGCCGTTATTAGACATGTTGGAGCCTGTTCCACCAGCACCAAGAACAAAGCCAGCGGCTCCGCCGCCGCCGCCCCCGTAGCCCTCTGGGCCGAAACCAAAGGCCGCGGTGCTGCCTGATCCACCGTTGCCGCCATCAGAGGTTATATCTGTACCAGCAATCAGCCGACTGCCCGAAACGCTTTTAGTGGTTGCCCCGGCCCCTGCACTAGATGCAGACCCGCCAACACCACCGTTCGCGCTGAGTGATATTTCAGCAGCCGCAATACTGCCTGCTCCGACACAAGTCGTTGTCCCGCCGCTGGCTTG